CACTTGAAGAGAATGGGGGTGGAAGTGGTGTATAGGTGATGCCCCTTAAATATGCAATATTATGGCAGAACAAGATATTAGAGAGAATGCGATGGCTGGTGGAACGCCAGCACGGCTGCGTGGGCTGGACGCAAATGGTAATAGCACATCACCGACATTGGCAGAAGTAGTAAGTGCAATGGGAATACACACCCATAGCTTTACATTAGCAGCAGGTGAGGAAAAAGACCTTGGAAATCTTGGAACTGGTGTGTATTTCCTAACATCTCCAACAGCATCACGAACTGCTATTTATAGCGTTGGAGCGTATCAGAAATGTTTTGTATCAGATGGAGGGAACAATTTATTCTGTGATTATACTGATGGGACTAAGAGTGTTGTTTTTG